CTTCATCTTCCTTGCCTATTGTACTTTTTAAAGCTACGTTTTTCGGATTTGTTCATGCTTTTTTTGTGTATCCTGATCCTTTTCTTTGGTTTTGGTCTGGGTACGAAGTGAACAAACTTCTGTTTAGCCATTAGTCGTCATCAAACATATCAAAAGCTACTGCTCCACCGATTGCTGAAGCTGTTTTTGGATATTTTTTAACTAATTTCTTAGATTTGATATATCCTGCTTGTGATTTTTTGCCTACTCCTGAAATAACCTTACTAGTTTTAGTAAAGCCTTTCTTTCCTGCGAAATCTGCTGCTATTTTAGTTCCTTTGCCCATCTTTGCTTTACCTGAATAAAGCATTCTAAGCATTTTCATTCCAGCAGATCCTGCCATAAATGGTATTGCCATGTTATTTTCCTTTTTATTGTTAATTAAACCCCCCTAATGGAGAATATCTGTATAAAACCCCCCTATTTGCACATACGACATACATGTCGATGTTGCAGGGGTAAGTTTAAAACCCGTCAATTGCTATCGCAATTGTCTTTTTTTGTCGTTATTGTCAGCTTCGCTGTCTTTTATTTGTTGTGTCGATTTATTGCTGTTGCTTGTAGCAACAATAAATCGATGTTGTTTATATTATATATTGGTAGTCAGTTAACTCTCGGCGAAATCGGTTGATTAATTGATTACCAATATTGATTTAACCTGTTGATATTACTGTAATACTTGATTGCTGTGATTCAACAAGACAAACAAATAAGTGCTAATTTTAACTAACAGGAGAAATACATGAAATATCAAATAAAAATAGATATGGATGATAAATCATTAATAGAATTATTAACTCATATGACCTTACTTAATATAGGTGTACATTTAGGTCAGGTATATGATGGTGATAATGGACGTAAATTAGCTATTCCTGAAGCTGAAAAACTTGAGGAATTTGGCTTTAAAACTAAAATAGTAACAATCAAATAAAGGAGATATAATATGTTAAGTACTATAGTAATGAGTCTATTAGCTTTATGGTTAGCTTTAATGATAGCTGGGTATGTCTTAGGTGGCATATTCTCTTACAAAATGTGGAAATCCATAACTAATGACGAAAATAATAAGTAATGCAATATACATTGGGCTAGTGTTCAGTGTATTAATAATAGTATAGGAGATGATATGAAATACAATATACACGCAGAAATAGAAAGGGATGAGGAGCTACAGTATAAGTTCCCATTCCCAGATGATATTGAGATATGTGTAAGCAATGTCAATCCAATGGATAAAATATATCCAAAGTTCATTGTATCTGCGAAAAATAAACTTTGTCAGAAAGGAGACAATA